CAGTTGTTCGTAGTTCATGGCTTTATCACTTAGAAATCATGCTTAACACATTGTTCAATGATGCAGGTGCTGTCTGCTGTGTGCCTGTTGGGTTATAGAAAACGCCACCACTCTGACCTGTAATCCACGCCATATCTGCATCAGTCAAATTAAACTTAGATTGCATAGCAGGTGCTGTAAGTTGGTTAGCTTGAGTTAGTCTGTTGAACTCGGGCATATTTCCAGAACGATAAGCATTAAATAAAGCAGCCTCTGGTGCTGAATAATTTACACCACCGACAGTAGTAGGTCTAGCAGCATTAGAGTTAATCATACTAATAATGCTTTCCGTAGTCGGACGATTAGCAACCATCTCACCTGCTAAACGCTTAGATTCTGCAAAGGAGGGGAACAACTCACGAAATTGACCAACTGGTGCTGTTTGTGTTGCAACTTGATTTTGATTACCAGCAATGGTGTTAATTATTCCTGTAATTCCTGTAGTTCCAGTTGGTGAGTAAAACTTACCACCAGCGTTATTTGTAATCCAAGCCATGTCAGCATCAGTCAAACCAAACTTGGCTTGCATATCTGGCAATGTGAACTTGTTTAATGCTGTCAGACGATTAAACTCAGCCATGTTGCCATCAAGGTAAGCGTTATATAACGCTGCCTCTGCTGCTGTATATGTTTTGTTACCAACTGTTACAGAACCATCTGCATTGACTACTGAGCCAGCAGCATATCTATTAGTTCCAGTAGTTCCACCAGTAACACCAGTAGTAGTATCTAACAATCCTGCTTGTCTATCAATTCCCTCTAATCTTGCTTTTTCGATAGACCACAATCTGTCAGCTTCAGCCTTTTGTGCAGGAGTTGCAATGGCATTAAATGCTTGTGATGTAGAGTCTGTTCCACCCCTAGAAGCCAACTCACCTAAATAAGTTAATGCTGTTGGATTGTTAATGTCAAATCCAGCAGAGTATGCAGATAGCGCAACTGGATTTCCAGTAGTAGGGTCAGTAACATATTGACCTTGCCTAGTCACATCAACTTTAGCCATGTTCTGAGCAGAATATGGATTAGCCGCACGAGCCGCATCTACTTGAGCCTGAGTATCTACTTGACCTGCAACCCTGCGTTCCATGTAGTCTTGAGCATTCCAAGAGCCATCTGGATTGATACCAGGAGGCAACCCCAATGATGCGTTGATTTGTGATTGTGTTGCCATGACTATTTCCTTTATGCGTTACGAGCCGCTTCAGCCGCAGCCTGTGCAGCCTGATAAGCCGCAACAACTTCAGCAGTCCAGACTGTATTGCAGATAGCAACAACATTAGCGGGAACGCCTGTCAAATCTTGTGCGGGTGTGAGGCTTGAGCGATGGTAGGTTTGGCTGATTTGATTGCCATTTTCCATGATGCGTGTGGCTTCACGATAGAGAATGATTCCATTCTCTTGAACAGTAATCTGATCCACTACAGTAGTTTTAGTTAAAGACATTTTGATTTCCTTTTAAGTTAAGTGTCCGACTAGCAAATCCATGCTAGTTATACAGGATAGGTTACAAATAGAAATAGGTATCCGTTTTGAGCGCCTGATAAAGTAAAATCAGTTGGGCCAGATGTTTCAGTCAAATATAAATTTATTGTTGTTGAACTTTCTACCAACGTAGGATAAATAGCAGATGCCGTAAGTTGTTTGTATGTAACAGCACCGCCACCATTGCCGCCATTTGCCGCAGTTGCCGTTGTAAATGGCAATCCAGTAATTGTTACAGCCGCACCGCTACCAGTTCCACCACTTATTAAAAGACGCACAAATGCGGTGACTTGTTTTCCAATTTTTACATAATTGCCATATTGTTGTGTATAAGTGACTGAAGTGATACCAGTTATTGCAGGTGTCCATGTTCCTTCTTCATAGTCATCTAGCGTATTAGCGTTTGATGATGCATTTTGCGTTGCGGGAAATTTAATCTGTCCTGATGTTGCTGCGGAGATGTCTACTAGCCCTGTGACTGCTAGACCAGTAGAGGATATCTCAGCCTGTACGTCACCACTCGCACCTAGTTGGAGGGTATCCGTGGAATGTTTGTAAAGGATGCGTCCACGATATTGTGCGTTACCTGTAAGGCCATCAGCAAAAGCTATGCCTACTGTGTCGGAAGTCCCGCTGCGGATAGTTAAGCCACCATCTGCGGTGGCGATCAGCGCCAGATCGTTGTAATAGGTGTAATCGCTTGGGACTGCACCAGTGACCCCAAGTGCCCCACTCGCATTTAGCGTAGTAAAAGCACCAGTAGATGGCGTAGTTGCACCAATAGTTCCATTAAGAATTGCGCCTGTTAAGGTCAATGCTGTGCCATTAGTAGTAGCACCTGTGATGCCACCAAATGCACCTGCATTGTTGTATTGAACTTGAGTTGTAGAACCGCCAGGTGAACCGCCACCGCTTACTGTTGCAAACGACAAAACACCAGAACCATTGGTTTGCAAGACTTGTGCGCTTGTTCCATCAGCCGCAGGAAGTGTCCAAGTTACATTGGAAGCAATAGTATCTGGTGCTTTAAATGCCACATAGTTAGTGCCATTGTCAGTATCTTCATACAACTTGATGTTAGAGCCAGCAGTTGAGTTTCCAAGAACATCCAATGCCCCTGTAAACACAGCCGCACCAGTATCACTTAATGTTGCGCCAGTAGAGTTCTGAAGCAACTTACCAGTCATCTGTGTAAGAGGTCTGGCCTGTTCCACCATTAGCAACGGGCAAAGTTCCAGTTACACCAGTAGACAAAGGCAAACCAGTTAAGTTTGTAGCAGTACCGCTTGATGGAGTACCCAAAGCACCACCATTTACGACAGGTGCACCAGAAGAGCCTACATTGACCGCTAGAGCCGTTGCTATGCCTGTTCCTAGACCAGACACACCAGTAGAGATTGGAAGCCCTGTAGCGTTTGTTAAAGTTGCGCTAGTAGGTGTTCCAAGGATAGGTGTCACCAAAGTGGGGGAAGTAGCAAATACTGCCGAACCCGAACCAGTTTCATCAGTTAGAGCACCTAAAAGGTTGGCAGAACTGAATGAACCAAGAGATGTAGCATTGCCAACAGAAGTGACCGCACCAGTTAAGTTAGCGTTAGTTGTTACGTTACCCGCAGTCAGACCAGAAGCAGTACCCGTGATATTAGTTCCCACCAAGGCAGATGGAGTGCCTAAAGCGGGAGTAACTAAAGTAGGACTATTGGCAAATACCAAAGCACCAGAACCAGTTTCATCTGTTATGGCAGAAGCCAAATTAGCAGATGATGGAGTACCCAAGAATGTCGCTACACCAGTACCAAGACCTGAAACACCTGTGGAGATCGGCAGACCAGTTAAGTTAGTAGCCGTACCAGAAGCAGGAGTTCCCAATGCGGGAGTCACTAGAGTAGGACTGTTTGACAGAACAACTGCGCCAGTACCAGTAGAGGTAGTTACACCAGTACCACCATTTGCTACGGGCAAAGTGCCAGTAATGTCAGAAGTAGAGAGGCTTACTGCATCCCATGTGGCATTAGTGCCATCAGTTTGGAGATACTTGTTTGCATTACCTGTTTGGGTAGGCAAGAGGTTGTTCAGGGCAGCAGTAGCAGTAGAAGCACCAGTACCGCCATCAGCAACCGCTAAGTCTGTGATACCTGTGATTGAACCACCAGTAATTGCGGCAGAAGCATTGTCTGTTTTAGTGCCAACAGCAGTTTGAATGTTGTTGAACTCGGTATCAATTTCAGTACCCTTGACAATCTTTAGAGGATTGCCAGGCGACAAGTTGTCTTTACTAGCGAAATTGGTGGTCTTTGTATAATTTGACACGATGTTTCTCCTTAGCCCATTTTGCCATCTTTGGCTTGAATTTCAATCTTTTGCAATGAAAATGAGACACCTTTAATGGTTGTTTCATACCCTGTTTGGACAATTTTTCCCGCACCTGAAGCATTGGCTGTTAGCGTCTTAATTGGCACACCGCTTGTGTATTCAGCAATGTTGTATTCAGCAGTTCCATACTCATAACTTGTCTGTGAAGGAATATAGATATTCTCTGCACGATAAGAGCCAGAATAATCAAATCCCCAATTGATTGTTAGATACTGGTCTGATCCACCAATCACAATGGCAGTCACATTTTTCAGAATAGAAATCTGGTTAGGGTTTCCCAAGTCGGCATTGTTTGTGTAGTACGCAAATCGGTACGTTACTGTGTCATCAAGATAAGTTCCATACTTACCGATATAGCCATTTTTACCAATGTACAAGTCGCCATTACGCAAAGAACGTAAAGCAGTAGGAGCAATTGAGTCCCACTTGGTTACACGGGAAGCACCATCTTGCAATGTTAGCTTGGTATCAAAGCAATAAACTTGGAAAGATGCAGGTAAAACAAGCAGATAAAAGGCTTCTTTTTCTGAGTAAACAGACTTCAAATTAGCCAATGTTTCGCTTGCTAAAGATGAATTTAGGTCAAAACGAACATTCTTAGACAAGTCTCTCAGGGGTGCAGACTTCTCTTGAATAGTCCTCATTAACGAGCGAACACCTGAATCTGACAAGAAAACTACATCAGTACCAATACTTTGTATGGTATCCCTTGCGATACACCCAATAGAGCCTACTGTGTCGCTTAGAACAAGAGATGCAGGTGTAGAAGCACCAGAATAGACAAGAATCTGTCGTTTACCAAAGATAAACAAGAAATCATTGTGAGCTGCCAAACCCATCACTTCATCCGCACCATTAGGCCATACACGAGAGACATCTAGTGAGCCTGAAGTACCACCACCCCATACATGACCTGCAATTAGATCAGAGAAGGTAATAGTTGTTTTATCAGTAGCAGTATTAGCCACCCACAGACGACCAAAAGCTGAAATAGCAATGTTAGCTTGAGGAACAGTTGCAACATAGCCAGATTTCTCTGACACTCTGCGATAAGTAGTTGTACTTACTGCGGGGTCATAAATTAGTGGATCGTGTCCTGTTTGGAAGAAGTAAGCAATGCCATTTAAAGAGGCAGTTTGCCAGTTAGATGCAGTAATAGTTGGAGCAGAACCGCCACCACCATAGGTCAACTCAGTCACCGCATTAGAAGTGCCAAGTTTGAATATCTTGTTGTTGCCACCAAACAGAACTGTAAGAGTCCCGTCAGTCTGAACTAACTCATGGATAACACCAACGTCATTAGCACCTAGATTTCCAGAGGAAGAGTTAACCCTTGACCAACCTTTTCTAGCACCAATACGACCATACTGATCCAAGATGCAGTTAGTCGCAACTAAAGCAAATCCCGCCCCTAAATCAAGGGGAGAATCTTCAGTATTCAGGCCATAGAAGCCTGGTGCTGAGAGACTGTAACTTTGGAGTTGTGCTGCCATTAGACCGCCACAAAGTTGTCTTCAGGATAACGAGTGGACTCTAACGCAATAGCATCAGAGAGCATTCCTCTAAACAAAGCGTAAGCCTCGGTAGAGTTTGTTCCACCATCTTCACCACGCTCAATCAAAGCACGAGCATAGGCACTCTGAGTCACCAAGTAGTCCAAGACCTTCACAGATGTGCCATCAGCAGACAAAGCCGCCTGTGGGATAGTCAGGTCAAACAACAGAGTAAAAGCACCAGAAGGAACAGGAAACAGGTCTACTTTCGTGTCTCCATTACCATCTACCCCGCTAAAGCAGAACTCTGAAGGAATAGACTGTGAAGGTGCGCCAAGGTTTAGTTTGCGGTTCATGTCCACAAACTCAATATTGCGAAGACCAATCAAACTTGTTGTGTTCAGAGCGTCATTAACACGAAACTTCTGCCCCGCACCTGTCAAAGCATAAGAACTCGTACCACTAGTAGTCGTTACAGTAATTGTTTGAGCAAGGCAGTTCCAGTTGTAAGAGTCCTCAATCTGGCGTTTGGCATCATTGACAAACTTGCCAATCAAAGAAGAATAGGTTGTTTCGCCAACAGTAGAGACTGAACTCTCACGCAAGCGTATAAGAACATCATTAACAAGTTCTAAGTAGGTCATGTTCGTTGCGCTCCTGAAACTTCAAATGTGGCAATAAAACTGAATGAACTACCCGCTTCAGTCGTAATCTGAATTTTATCGCCTTCTTCTAAAACGATATAAGCATTGCCGTCAAATTGAAGGTATTGCTTAGAAGTAAAGTTGTATTCAGTCAGGATGTCGTAGGAAGTAGCGGCACTTGCATCATTCCACACCACAGTAATGTGTTTTGTCGATCCACCAGTATTGTGGATATACATGACTGTGAATTTGGCGTAGTAACCCGTAGGAACTGTATAAACAGTAGTCAGCGTAGCGGCTGTAGGTTCAACTCCAACGGATACAGGTCTCATTTATTCCTCTTAGAGATCGCTTTAGCTTTCGCTTTAGCGTCTTCCTTGGACGATGCGCCCCAAGCTCTAAGAGATAATAGGAGTCGGGTAGGCTTCCCATCTTTCATCTCAGCGCCAGGCATATTGCCCATTCGTGCTAAAAAGGATGCCCTACGAGGGTTATCTCCCGAC